TAGCTGCCACCCGCTAGACCAAATATCGGACGAGAACCTGGCAAAGTACATCCAATCTAAAAAGGTACCTGACTAATGGGCTACGGCATCGGTGGGCTGATCATCACTATTCTAGTTATCCTCGTCTTGCTCAAGATCCTCGGGGTTGTATGATCGATGTTGCACCCCCATCGACACGTACTGCTCGTGCTGCGATGAAGGTCGAGCGGGACGGAGCCCGAAACAACGCGGAGCGGGTCATTGCCATTCTGACGCCACTGTTCGTCAAGGCTCAGGAAACCGACAGTCCCGACGAGGAAACTATCGGCGGTGCGTTGGACGTGCTTACTGGCTGGTTTGGGCAAAACGGCTTGCCACTACGGAAGCTGGATGAACTAGAGAAGGAGCGCGACGAACTGCGCGCCGAGAACGAGCGGCTACGCGTCAAGGCCATCACCGACAAAGAATGGATCGACGGTTGTCACCGCGCCCTCAAAGAGAAGGACGCCCAACTAGATGAGGTGCGACGCGTTGTCCGCTCAGGCATACCCATTGACCGAGAGGATGCGTTGGCCGCGTGGCGCAGGCTCGAAGCCGCAGAGAGAATTCGCGCCGAACGTACTCTGCAGGCCACAACCCACGAAATCGCAGAACTCCGCGCCGCGAACGAGCGGCTGCACAAAGAGAACGATTGCCTGAAGGCCCAGAACTCTTTGCTAAAGATGCACTTGGAGGACAAATGAATCCTTGGATAATCGTCATCATAGGCTGGTGCATCGTAGCTGTAGTTCTCTCTGTGTTTCTTGCTAGATACTTCAGGTCTCAGAAACAATGACCCTGGCTGATGTTACGGCGGGTTTTGCCGAGCTGATCAAAGATAAGCCCGAAGTAGCGAACGAGATCCTGGGTGATATAGACCCAATCACCTGGATGGCTTACCGGGCGCAGCTTAGAACTGAGAAGCTCGAGCCGCTGGAGTTCGAAGACCACCTGCCGATGGTGGACGTGTACCGCGACTGGCACCCTGCCATTGTAGCCCAGAAGGGTAGCCAGATCGGTATGACGACTTGCCAGATCTGCAAGCTGCTGTATTACGCGGACACACATAACATCACGGCTATCTACACCATGCCCACTGCGAAGGACGTGTTCGAGTTCTCGCAGGCTAGATTTGCGCCCGTAATCAAAGCATCGCAATACCTTAGTGCAAGGATGGGCAACGTTGACAATGCCACGCTCAAACGCATGGGCGCGAGTACACTCTATTTCCGCGGAGCTCAAAAGCACAGCCAGGCTATTTCTGTTCCTGCGGACATCATTGTCAACGACGAGTACGATTTCTCTGATCAAGCAGTCATGGACACTTTCGAGAAACGGGTGGGTGCCAGCAAGCTCAAATGGTTCTGGCGTTTCAGTACGCCGAGTATACCGGACTTCGGCATCAACGCGCTATATAAAGATACGGATCAAAGACACTGGCTTGTCAGGTGTACAAGCTGCGGAAAGTGGCAGAACGTCACATTCGAGCACAACCTACTCAAGCGTACCGGCGGTACCCCATACTTCGGCTGTGGACGCTGTAAGACAAGGCTGAAGCGCCGCAATGGTATGTGGGTAGCCAAGTACCCAAACCGTGCTAAAGACGATGTCTACGACGATCGTGGCAATCTTACGTCTCCTGCTGAAGGAATGCGCGGCTACTGGATCAATCCCCTCACTTTTACGTATGTGACGGCCAAGGGTGTCTGGAACGAGTGGCGCAAGGTTGAGCGTAAGAACACCAACTACGCCCGCAAGCGTTTCTATAACTTCGATCTGGGCATGCCTTATCTCAGTGGCGAGGGTTTGATTACCCGTGAAACCATCACCCGCACTATGCAGGCATCCGTGTCAGACAGCGGCTTCAACGTCATCGGAGTTGACCAGGGTGACTTACTCCATTGGGTGGTTCGACGAATACTACCTACCGGACGCATGGCCGTCATCGCGTTCGGGGTTACAAACGACTTCTACAAAATTGATCAAATCATTAGTCTGTACCGCGTGCGGTCTGGAATTATCGACGCCCTCCCCAACAAGCACAACGCCCGAGACCTAGTCCAACGCTTCCGGGGGCGTATGTTCATGGCGTACTATCGTGACCAGAGGGAAGAGCGAAAGTACGTAACCGAGAACAAGCGTCGAGAACAAGAGAAGAAGAAGCACGACCAGGAAGTCGAAACCAGCACCATGCACCTGGACCGTACTGAAACACTGGACGACAGCGGGCAGGACTGGATTGACGGCATGGCGTTCTTAGTGGGTGACCCCATGCGCAATCTCAGCGAGGAGCAAGAAGAGTTCATCAAGCAGATGACTAACATGAAGCGCGACCTAGCTGAGGACGCTAAAGGTAATACGGTAGCCGTGTGGATCAAAGTGGGTGACGACCACTATCGCCACGCGGATAACTACGCGAAGGTGGCTGGGAATATATACGGGAGGGGACGCATTGAAGACCTGTACGTGGGTGGGGCTATTGGCACAGCTAATGGTGGACTAAGCATCTCAGACCTCGTTCCACGGGGTATGGACTTGCGATCTACTTTTGGGAACCTGAGCAAGTTGTTATAGGATATGTCCAATGCCCGCCGGAAGACCAAGGAACATAGTAAAGGACTTGCAACCTGAGGAGACACGGGACAAGCCTGTTCTTGCTGAGATTGGCAAGGCTGTCGTATCTCCTTTCTCGTTGTTTGACATTGACGAGCTATACGACGAAAGCTCGGTAACGCTGGCCGAACTGGACCGCATGATCCAGACAGACGGCCAGGCACAGTCACTGTATCGTATCCTGACCATGCCCATACGGGCGGGTGAGCTAAGGGTAAAGCCAACTGACGGCGGGGTCAACGAGGCTGCCTTTATCCATGCTCAACTGGTAAACCCCCCAGAGCTAGGGGGTATGACGACGCCGTGGGCAGGGGTGATCCAGAACATTGCCAAGTACATTCTCGATGGCGCGGAAGTGCTCGAGAAGGTGCATGAGGTCCGAAACGGGCATTGGGTGCTGCGCAAGCTAGCCCCCAGACCTCGTAACTCCATTGTCATCAACATGGACGCCAAGGGTGGCTTCGCGGGTGTTGACCAGGTACTTCCTTCAGGTACCGTACACATCCCGACCCACAAGTGCGTCCTGTTTGTCAATGGCAAGGAGTTCAACCCGCTGTACGGGCGCAGCATGATGTTACCCGCGTATGGGCATTATGAGATGAAGCACAAGCTATACTACATCTCACATCTTGCCTACGCATTGAACGCGATTCCCATTAGGGAAGGCAGTATCCCGCCAGGGGCTATGGATAGCGAGCGGCGAGCGTTCCAGAATGCACTCGATAACGTTGGCGTGAATACCAGCATTATCGTGCCAGAAGGTTACGGCATGGAGATTCATGAGACTCGGCAGGTGGCAGACAGTATGCCCCTGATCGACCACCATGACATCGAGATGGGTAAGGCCGTTCTGGGCCAGATCATTAACATGGGTACTACTGTGTCGGGCGGCAGTTACTCTCTGGGCCAGACACAGCTGGAAATGCTCTTGCTCGCTCTGCAAACCCTGCGCGAGGATATTGCTCAGGTCATCAACAGCTACGTCATCCCCGAGCTAATCGACTGGAATTTCAGTAGTAAGAGGTACCCTCAGCTCAGGCTGTTGCCACCTGCAACAGACATGAAGGCACTGAGCAAAGAGGTCTTCCAGCATATCAGTGCTGCCCGTCAGGTGAATACTACTGCGGAGTTCTGGCTAAAACTAGAGCGCAAGATGGCAGAGATGCTCGGGTTTGAAGACGAGATCGATTACGATAAGAAAGAAGCCGAGATGCTGGCGAGCATTGAGGAGCGGCAGCAAGCGCAGTCTGGCGTATCACAGGTCAAGGTTGCAGAGAAACAGGCAGCTACCGCAGAAAAGGCTCAGAAAGATTCCGCCAAGATTGCAGAGAAACAGGCCGCAACCGCCGAGAAGGTGGCGAACAAGCCAACACCGCCGCCCGTTGTTGCTCCCGTTGGCGCTCGGCGACAGCCTACACGGCCAGCCCAGACCAGGAAGTAGTATATGCCCTGGAGTAAGAAAAACATCCCAGGACCAGCGAAGAACTGGTCCCCGGCTGCCCAAGCGGTTTGTATCAGGGTAGCCAATGCCACACTTAAGAACGGAGGGTCCGATACAGATGCGATTCGGGCGTGCATTGGTGCCGTGAAGCGGTCTCATCCTGGTACCATCAAAACACCCAAGAGAGACTGGAAGGGCCGGAAGCACGACGACGTATCCGCTCTGGCCTTTACCGCAGGGTTCTACGCATTACCCAAGATTGAATTGGAGGAGGGCGAAAGCAGCGTTAGCACGCTACAGGTACTCCCGCAAGGCAAGTTCAAGCACCCCTGGTATGGTGACCTCGATTTCTCCGAACCCAGGCTCCGCACAATGCAGCGAAATTTCGACAGGAAGGTGCTTGGCATCGATGTCATGGTTGACGAGGGCCATGACCGTTCGAAGGCTCTAGGGTGGTTCAAAGGACTCAAGCATCGCAACAGGCACGTAATCAATGGCGTCGAGTACGCTGGCTTGTTTGCGGAGATTGAGTGGAACGACCTGGGTCGTGACTTGCTGGAACGTGACATCTACAGGTACTTTAGCGCTGAGGTCGGTAGCTACACCGATGCCACAGGCAAGAAGTACACAGACGTTGTATTCGGTGGCGGTCTAACGAACCGTCCGTTCTTCAAGCAAATGCCAGCCGTGCAGTTTGAAGATGGCACTGCTGACGACCGTTTCTTGATTGGGTTGTTTGACGACCGTGATTGGTCGTTTAGCGATGTCGAAGAGGATGATGAGGAAGACGATGGAAAGACGTTTTTCTCGGGATACTCTAGCGCCGAACCTGATCCAGATGAAGACGAAGAAGACGACGACGATGAAGAAGAAGACGAGGACGAGGCAAAAGACGTGAAGTTTTCTGATCTGATTGCGAAGCTCAACAGGGAATACAGTCTGGTGTTGAGCGATTCCAACGAGACTGAAGTTGCTGAGGCAATCGAGCACGCCTTCAGCAGCCAGGCGGCTCTTGTCAAGGTGCGCAAGGCATTTTCGGACGCTGGCTTCAAGTTCGATTCAAATTCGGACATCGCTGGTGTTGTTCTGGCGGGGTATAACGCCTTGAAGACACAGAACACCGAGAACGCTGAGGCTATCAAAGA